AGGAACGAGTGATACGAAGACCACTATCTTTACACCACTTACATAAAGACATGGCAGACATCATTCGCTCTCACAAACACGAAGAAGAAAGAAAGTCAAATGTACAAGCGTACATGACTAATTATTTTTTACATAAAAAATATTCAATCGTGAATGAGGTTTGTAATGCTGCAATCGAAATCGTAAAGAGTATACAAGTCAAAGACCAAAAAGGAACTCTAGATAAATTTTTTACTTTTGATTGCTGGGGTGCAATCTATAACGAAAGTGATTTTACCAAACCCCATACTCATGGCCCTGCATTGTGGTCTTGGGTTTATTATATACAAGTACCAAACAATGCCCCACCCCTATATTTTCCACAAGCAAAATTGAGAGTACACCCTAAACCAGATGAGATAGTTATCTTCCCTGGCCATGTTCTACATGAAGTACCACTTGCAGTCGGAATGTCAGAGGAAAGAATTGTTCTTGCTGGAAATATCTACCTAGACTATCGTAATACCTAGTATAAATAATCTACATGAACGAAAACTATTTCATGGGCCTCGATGGCTTTGTATGGTTTACTGGTGTTGTAGAAAATCGTAATGACCCTGCAAGACTCGGTAGAGTACAAGTCCGTTGTTTAGGATACCACACAGAAGATTTAAACGATATCCCATCAGAAGATTTACCATGGGCTCATGTCATGCACCCTGTAACCGACCCTGCACTGCAAGGTATGGGAAACTCACCTAGTTTTTTATTAGAAGGAACATGGGTAATCGGATTCTTTCGTGATGCAAACGAAAAGCAACAACCCCTTATCATAGGTTCACTACCTGGCATACCAGGTTCAACTGCAGATATGACAGAGGGATTTAATGACCCACAAGGACAATACCCATCGGCAGACATTGACCATTCAGGTCATGGATTAAATGAATCAGATGTATCAAGACTTGCAAGAGGACAAGATGCAGAAACTCATGAACTATTAATTAATCGTAGAGGTACTCAATGGAAAGAAATACCTACTGCAACCAAACCAGATGTATCAACAGTATCAACAAATTCTAAAGCAGAAACTGCTGGAACTTTTGATGAACCCAATCCTCGTAATGTAGAAAAGACTGGTGGGTCGACAGGTGTCTATCCTTTCAATCATGTATACGAATCTGAATCAGGTCATGTATTTGAGATAGATGATACAACAGGTGGAGAAAGATTATTAAGACAACACACATCTGGTACCTTCGAAGAAATTGTTGACACAGGTACAAAGACAGTTAAGGTTGTTGGTGACAACTATGAATTGATTGCTGGTGCATCTAACATTTATGTGAAAGGGAATATTAATTTAACATGTGACGGAACTAAGAGAGAAAAAATTACAGGTGATTATATATTAGAGGTCGGTGGTGACTTCACAAGAAAAATACACAAATCAGAACAAGTTAAGATTGGTGCTGGAGAAGCTGGTGGAAATCTAGAAGAAGAAATAATTGGTAATCATGGATTTAATATTTCTAATTCTGTATCTGGTGCAATAGGTTCTACAGAATCAGGGACAGCAAAAGATTGTGATATTACAATCGGTGGAAAGGAAACAAGAACGATTGGTGGAACTTATGATATAACTTCTGTTGATAGTTATTCTATAGTATCTTTAAAAGATGTATTAGTAGGAGCAAGTAATAATGTAACAGTATCAAGTGTTGCAGGAACTTCTATATCTGCTGGTACAACCATGTCAGTTAAGGCTGGAACAAATCTAGATATTAAATCAGAGGCAGTAGGTACAATGACATTCGAAGGTGCATCAAGTGTGATTAATTTTACAGGTTCATCAGGCACTATAAATCTTTCTGGTAGTGGAAGTACAATTACTACTACACAAGAAGTTACTGCTAATACTATTGCACTTACAACTCATACACATACTGATACAGAAGGTCTGGCAGCTAATATAACATCGGCACCTAATGCATAGGAGATAACAATGGCAGATATAAAAATTGACGGAACAGATTCTACTAAGATAAATCTTGATGTAGATGATTCAAATGATTTAGTATTAAATCTAACAGGTGGTGATAAAGGTTTACGATTACATGTGTTAGAAACAATTTATCCCATCGGTTCTATTTACACCAATGCTGGTGTTGCAACAAATCCTGGCACACTATTAGGTTTTGGAACATGGTCAGCATTTGGAAGTGGTAGAGTTATAGTAGGTGTTGATTCAACCGATACTGATTTTGATGCAGTACGAGAAACAGGTGGTGCTAAAACACACACATTAACAGTTGCTCAATTAGCAGCTCATACTCACAATGTTACAATGAGTACAAATGATACTGATAATGATAATTTATCAGAGGGTAATACTTCAGGCACCTCGTTGCATCCAACATCATCAACTGGTGGTGGTGAAGCTCACAATAATTTACAACCATATATAACAGCATATATGTGGAGAAGAACAGCATAATGGTAGATTTTAAAACAGCAGATTTAGAAGGTGCAAATGAAGCATTAAATAAAACTCTTACAGATGCCAAAGCATTAAAGGATAGTCTTGTTGCTCAACATGGAGCAGATGCATCCACAATGCTCGCAGATGTAGAATCTAAAGTTACAGATTTAATATCATCAGTATCAAGTATGATACCAGAGTTACCTACTATTCCTAATGTAAATATGCAAGGAGAATTTGCTGCACTGGCAGACATTGATATCTCAACATCAGCAGGACTTGAACAATTTAATACACAAATAGGAAATATAACTTCACAGTTTGGAACTGCAATGGCAGACAAAGGATTAGATATTGATTCTCTTGCTTCACAAATACAATCAGGTGGAAAAGATTTAGTTGGTGACTTACTTCCGAACTTACAATTACCAGATGGTCTTACTATACCTGTTGAGCTACCTTCTGAAATAAAGATACCAGCTAAGGAATCATTAAAAGAAAAACTTACTTCTACACCTACACTTGAAACTATAGCTTCAGATGATGCATTAGCAAAATTAAGAAATGCTGCTGATGATGTTGTAGAAGAAGAAAAAACTAAAACTGATACACCTGCAGATACACCTAAGAAAGGTTACACAGTAGTTAGCACAGGAGAGGTTGCTGGAATTGAAACAATTAAAACAACCACTACAACTACTACTACTGATACAGAAGAAATAATTCCGCCAGAAGGTACTAACAGAAAGAAAAAAACTAAAACATATAATCTTTTAGGTGGTATAGGAAGTCCTAGAAAATATAGAAAGTATCCCTCTAGTTATCCTAACTACCCTGGTGCAACTGGATTGTTTGTTGGATTTCAACAAAAAGGTTGGGATGATGATAAGATAGCAAGAGCACAAAAGAAAGAAGAAGATAGATTATTTCGAAGAGCAGAAAGAGGTCAAAAAATCAGTAACCGTAGTAAACGATTTGATGTATTGGGTGAATGGAGAAAAGATACGAATGGATTTGTTTGGTATGATGTAAGATATAATCGAAAGAAGATGGTTAAAACTTAATAAGATGAAAGAATCTCTTATAAATAATAATTAAATAACTAGAGATTACTAATGTCCGCATACAAAGATGCCCAAGCTCAAAATGATATCAGTCGTAATTCTAGACAGTATTCTGATTTAGATTTATTCTTTGGTAGGAAAACAGTAGGTTCGGATGTTAATAAAGTAACTGATATACAAGCAGTTAAGAGGTCATTAAGAAATCTTATTAATTTAAATGCATTTGAAAAACCATTCCACCCAGAAATATCTGGTGGGGTTCGTGAGTTATTATTTGAAAATATATCACCTATGGTTTCTGCAGTACTAGCTAGAAAGATAGAAGATGTTATTAGTAACTTTGAACCAAGATGTAGATTAGTATCAGTTAGAGCAATACCTGATTATGATAGAAATATTTATAATGTATCAATAGAATTTTATGTAGTTAACGCACCCACAGAACTAGTAGACCTATCAGTCATGTTAGAGAGATTAAGATAATGGCAACAAACGAAAGAAAACTTAGAGTAACCGAATTAGACTTTGACAGCATCAAAGATAATTTAAAAACATATTTAAAAGCACAAAACGAATTTAAAGATTATGACTTTGAAGGTTCTGGTATGAATATTCTTTTAGATACTCTCGCATACAATACTCACTATCTAGGATTTAATGCTAACATGTTGGCAAATGAAATGTTCTTAGACAGTGCATCACTTCGTTCAAGTGTAGTA